AAATTCCTACGTATCAAACCTATCGTTTCTTGATGGTTCAATCACCTTAAGCCCCCTAAATTCAAAATGGTAAGATGTACCAACCTTGCAGCCATATCTATTGCGGTTTTTTTCTAGCGTAACGATGATATCGTTCGGAAATTCCTTTAAATTCCGCTCAACCATCAAAACGATATCCGCATCCTGTGCGATATAGCTTGAGCCTCGCAAATCGTTGATCCCAGTCTTTCGAGTATGGCTATCTGGTGCTTTTCGAGTATGACTGATCAAAATAATCGGCAGTTGATGTCTGATTGCATTTTTCTTCAATTCTTTGGTGATATTTCCTAATTCATCAGCAATATTTTGAATTTCTCGCGTAAAGTAATGAAGGTGATCAATAACAACCAATTCACAATCTGCCTCTTCTTTAGCTTTGCGAATTAATCCGTCGATAGAATGCCAACTTAGCTCGTCATTTTTTTGAAAAAATATTGTAGCTCCACATTTATCATATTGCTCTTCGCCAAGTATTTTACGAAAACGCACACCAGCTTCACCGTGTGTCATTTCTAGAGTGACAAACAGCACTGATTTTCCCTGTTTAGCGATGTTTGCTGCGATATTCATACTTAAGGCTGTTTTGCCGTTGCTCGTAGCTCCTCCGATGACGATAAGTTCACCTGGAGCCAATCCCATCGTCATACGATCAAGCACCCAATTTCCCGTATGTAATCCCATGATTTTGCCCCAGTTTTTCATACGGAATTCGATTTCATCATGGTAGTCAGCTAACATTTCAAATTCAAGCTCTGCCCTTGCTGACTTTGCCGTTTCAACCGATGCTCCGAGTATATATTCGTATAGTTTTACCTGATCTGCAGGCTTTAAGGCTTCGATCTTTCCCTTAAGAAAGGTCAAATTGTCCATGTAGTATCTCCCTGATTCTTGTTTTGTGGTAATTACCCGCTTCAATGATCGTTTTAAATAGCTCTTCGTACATTTCGGAATGTTTACTGGTTCTGGATATGCCCTTAAACGTCATGTAATCGTTTCTGAGCGACTTTATGGCTTCATTGTGGTAATTTATCATCTCGGCGATAAAGTACGCTGTAGAGTCCTTAAAACGCGTTTTAGAGCCATCTGGATTTTCTATAACGTATTCAGCCATTCCCCATCTCCGTATAATTCGTCAAGATCCGCCATGCCTTCAGGTTGTTTCTTCCGTTTTGATAGCATGTTGTCTATGGTGGAGGCTCTGAGTAGATAGTCGCTTCTGAGTTCGTGGATTTTGCCTTTATGCCAGTCGTCTTCTACGAGGACGTCGAGTGCTTCTTCAATCTCTTCTAACGAGAACTGCTTCAGAGTTTCCTTATAGCCACGTGGCAGCATTCGGAAATTGCGCTTGGTTTTCTGGTTGAGTAAGTCGAGTAGTTTTTTATCAACTTCACTATTACTTACTATATTATTAGCGTTATTAATAGCGTTATTATTTACAGATTTTGAAGTTTCTTCACTTCCTGATTTTGAAGTTTCTAAAAAACCTATAGGAACTGAAGTTTCTTCAATTTCTGATTTTGAAGTTTCTAGGATAAGCCTGTAGTGCTTAGCCTTTGTGGTAGTACCCTGAATATAGGTATTTTTCACTTCAACAATACCTTTATCAACAAGGTGCTGTAGCGCTTTATTTACTTGATAGTAACTTAAGGCTGTGTGTTTTTCCCAATCCTTAGCCGTATACCAAGTAAAGCCATCACTTCGTTTAGCCATTTGGTGTAGATAAACGAGCTTGTTTAATACGATCGCTTCGTTTATTCCGAACTCTCGCGCAATATCAACATTGTATCCAGCGCTAACGCCAGCTTTCAGAACGTCATTTACATTCACTACGACGCCTCCATTCCTCTGTTAAATGGAATATCTGCGTGTTTGGAATTACCTCGGAAATATGAACAATTTTCCCCATTTTAACCCTCTCTTTTTAAGCCAAAGAAAACTAGCACCATCACTTCCCATGGCGTTTTTTGTTGATGTAGTAAAAAAGACTGTAGGATTTGGTGCAAAACTCTTGACAGCTTTTTTACGATGTATCGATCTTGAGTAAGAGGCTATTTTAGAACAAAGAAAACCTCAGCCAAAAACGACCGAGGTTATCATAGCGCATATTTGATGTTCTTATACTAGCAAACTCTAGCGTAAAAGTCAATACTCACAAGATAGACTTTAAGACTAGTGCGGCAATTGGGGCGGTTAACGTAACTAAATAGCAATAGACTAGATTATCCCTACCAGCCGCATGCTGAATTCACTGACTGCACTTTCACCACCGTAATTACGCTGGTCGCTACAGAATGCTCGTATATTGATTTCATCATTCTTTTTTAAGAGTAAGTCGACAGATAAACTTGGTCGTGGCAGATGACGGTCATTGTCAGTACCTCGGGTGCGATTAGATTCTTTAATCATCTCGCCATTCTTAAATATGCTTATATATGCGGTATATTGAGAGAAGAAGCCGGTTTGTGCTATAGCTGTTCTTGCATCAACGTGGTAAACACCGTCTTTAGGTACTTTAGCTGTAAATGTCTTCGTATCGTACATTTTTGCAGTGTCATAGGCGACATTGTCGTATTTTACGATAGTAGACTGATTTTGCGGCAGAACTTCCCACTTAGATGTAGTAGCGGAAAACATCGGTATCGACGTAAAATTAATCTTATCTGGAGTGATAGACTTATCTGGTATTTCAGGAATAGCTTCACTTTTAAGCGACCCATCTGAGTTATGCGCAACAAGTAACGCGCTAATCAATTCATTTGCCCACGAAGACGTAGCTGTTGGCATAACGACGGCTCCTATAGGGTATAAAATGTCCATTCCACCTGTCAGGGTGAGTTCGGTAATGTCGCCATTTGCCGCAGGAATACCCGTCCAAGAACTTACAGAACCAGGTACCACATCCTCTCCATCTGTTGTGAATATAATAAAGTCTTGAACTTCTCCAATTCTCCAGCCCTCAACCGTACTAACAGATATACTTTGAGCGCCTTTTTCTTTTTGAGCTGTTAAGATACCTTTCGCTGGCATCTTGCCGTCTGCTGATACTTTTCGTAACATTATTTTTTCTCCTTGATAAGCTCTATGATCGCACTAATCACAGGCATCAAACGGCTAATTCCCGCAGCTATTGCTGCCGAACCGCTTGAGAATATGAGAGACCCTGTCAATGCGTCTAGGCTTCTCATGAACTCGGTAAACTGCGGAACGCCGTATAAACCCGTAAACGCTATCATCGTTCCTAAGAATCCCTGTAAAAGTGTCCTCATAGCTCGTCCATTTTTAGTTTCTGGACTAAATAATAATTTAATCTTTTCCATATTTCCTCCTTTGTTAAATCTTGTTTTGCAAAAATGTTAAGAAATTATTACTACCTGTTTACTGTTATTTGTTAAATCCTTTGAAGATTCCAGTTAAGAACTCTACGATCTTATTCAGCACTGCTAGTATCTTCTCTAACAATCCTTTATTGACCGATAGTCCCCGCATAATGTCCTCGTTAGTCGGTTGTGGCGCTAGCGGTTGCTCCTGTGGCTTTTCTTTGGGCTGAGGTGTCTGCTGTATCTCTGGTGTCTTTGGAGCTGGTTGCGGCTGAGGGCGTGGTTGCGGCCGTGTAGTACCTGCATCGTTACTGGACAGCTCACGCACTCGTTCTGCTAGTACCCAAATCCCATCATTTGCCATTCTTAATTGCAAATATTTATGTCCATCTTCGACCTCTTCGCTCAGCACTTCTGTACCACCAACAATTCGGAAATAATCACCTGTATTTATCTCACCATCTAATAAATAGCCATCCTTGTCTGTCTTTACTACTACAGAGACAGGAATACCATTATCTTCCCAGTCAAAGGCGTGTGTGAGGCGGTTACAGCGGATCTGACGGATGCTAAATACCATCGCCACTTCATCTGCATAATATACCTCGGGGAGTGCAACGCGGCGTTTTACGGCTGGTACTGGCTTACCTACATATCGATAGAATGTGTATGGTGGACATCCTGATGCACTCCAGAGCCAGTCATGGTTATCTATTACAATACCTGCTTGATAGCGACAGTTTATTACATTATCTGGGTCGGTGAATATTCCCGTGTGTCCAAGAGCACCTCCTGAATTGCCGCGAATACCCCAAATGAATATATCGCCACGTTGGCATTGTGCGTCACCGTTAGTGTCGGTCGGGACTCGTACCCAGCCATTCTTTTCTAGTGCGTCAAACAATGTATCAGTATTACCTATCCAATAACTTGATGGTAATATACTCGCCTCTTTTAGCGCGTAATATACCGACGACGAACAATCGTATGAACTAGGACCATTCCGATTTTCCATCGAATAATAAACTTGTCCTTTACGTGCGTAAAACCACGCTAGAGCTTTTTCTATCATTTTGTTACCTCCTTAACTTCTTTAATAACTTCACGCATTTCTGGTTTGGTTGACTGAATGGAATTGATGAATTGGGTGAGTACGAAAAATGCTACTGTACCAATAAGAATAGTTAGTCCTGTGTATTTCACGATTAAACCTACCACCTTCTTCTCACCCGTGATAATGGCTTTGATGAAAATATTGCCATCTAGTTTTTCGTTGCGGTCGTTAATATTATTGATTGCCTGCTCTAATTCTGATAGTTTGGCATCGACAAACCTTTTGCGTTCATTGAACTCAGTTCTTCTGACAAGTTCGTCGAGTTTACTTAAGATTTGCGCCAAAGATGGCTCGACAACCTTTTCGTTAAATGTCTCTAAGCGGGCGAGGCGCTCGTTTTGCTCCATATTGTTCTCCTTTTTTGTTTTATTCATCTTCATCCTCCTCAAAAATCACCCCAATTGGTATGTGTTGGATGATTACGTCAGATAATTCAAAATCAGCTCCTGGCTCATTAGTAGTAACCGAGTATTGAATCCAGTTCACGTCTTCATCAATATCTTTCGTGATTGGTATACGAACCTCTCCGCTGGATTTTTTGTATTTTTTAGGCACAAACCCCCATCCTAGTGGGCTATTCCATCCTGTTGGATCATTCCAGCCACCAGGAATGGTTTTTGGTGTAAAGTTTTTGCTAAAATTAACGAACGGCTGAAGTGGCTCATCTTCGGTTTTTCCTGACACAGAAAACTTTATAGTGCCTGTCGGCTTTAATAGAATGAACGTAATGTCTACTATGCTTGTCCACATTGCACCATCATCAGAAAATTTGATAGCTCCAGAGCCAATATCAGTAATAAACGGCTTTCCATCATCTGTTAGCTTGACTTCATCAGTTAACTCTATGAGCTTATTGCCTATTGCAAGTAGAACTCTAGATTTACCATCACTGCTCCCATAGACTTTTAGGTCGTTAATATTCCCAACCGTCCATGGCATACACCACGCTCCGCCGCGCTTCATATCAAGTACCCATAATTGATTTAATTTATCTCCACCGACAGGGACAGCAAAATAAATCAAACCATTAACCTCTAATCCAATAGATTTATGTATAAAATTGCTGCTTAAGCGATCAATATCAGGCTGAATAGCATCTGCCTTATTCTCAGTAGATAAAACATTCTGCATTTGTGGCTTGGTAAGAGTGTTTTTAAGCCCGGTTTTAGAGATGTAAAAAAGTGAGTTTTCATATATCGCGACTGAGTTCGGTGCGTCGGTGCCGTCTCGTCCGTTATCATCAATCACGCTAATCCACTGAATATTTGTAGAATCTAGCTGCATGCTTGATGATTGAAGGTACTTTAAGCTTCCGTTACCATTTGTTTCTGAGCATAGAATCATTGGTACTGCATCACCCTTACCGTTTCTGAAGGGTTTTATTGCGGCAGGTATTTCTTTAGACCCCGCGTTTATTCGAATATAGCCACCCGCAAAAGCCGAAAAATCTAGCATGGTATCTGGATCAGCACCGCCAAAAGTAATCCGCCATGGATCATCTTTATCTCCCACTAAGTATAGGCGACTTGCTATTAGAGTAGAACGAGCAGCTTTCACTCCTGCCGTACTATTAGAGTTGGGCGGAATAACGTTAGGATTGAGGATTTTTTGTCCGATATCGTCATATGATTGAGTTTGTGCATCATCTTTAGACTGACCGATAACATCCATCATTCGCATGCTTGTTGGTGATATTCCGCAATAAAGGACGTAATATTCAGCGTCTTTTATCTTATTCCAGGTTATTTTGACGTATTCTTCAACTTGTCCTTTTGTTTTGTCTACGTTTTTACCACGCCATTCAGTACGTCCCTTGCTAACCTTTACGCTAGCTGCATCGCTTCGTGCCGTTTCTCCATTCTTTACAGCCGTCACACAGTAATAGAGAGTGTCATTTGTTCCCGTTATACCAAAGGCTTCAGCTTTTACACCAGTGACTGTTGGTAGGGCTGTTGGGCGGATGTTCCTTTTCTTTTGAATATCATAATAGGATAGATAATCTTCTCCATTCGTCACTACTACCCTGTCTCTAACTTGAGTAAAAGTTGGATACGCTTCAGGGTGGTAATCTATCCCGTCGATTTTAGCCCAGCCCTTTCCATCTAATGCAGTATAGGTGTGTGCTCTGTTACCGTCTTTTACGATTGCGAGGAGTTTATTTACTCGTTTATTATCAATAATTTCAACATACTCATCAAAGCCTAAAACTTCACCGGGTAGAGTGTCACCATATTGCCTGGTGCCTGGACGTGGAGCAACTGTTCCATTTTGTTTTAACCTGGCGTTGGTCATTTTTAGTAAACCGCTATTAGGCATACGCCCTGCGTCCATAGCAGAAATATATCCCTTACTCCAGGCTTTAATGCTTAACCTATCAATATTAGGTTGAGGAGTACTTTTTGGCGGCTTAATCATAGCCAAATATCCTCCCGAGGCACTTCATCAAACTTATACCCGTTGCGATTCTTCATACCTTCCATTGAGGATTGTGCTAGGGTGATCAAATTGCCATACTGATTAGATTTAGTGCGACTATTACGCACAAACTCAGCTGCGATCATGTACACCAACCAATAAGGATCATCAACTTCTACAATGTCATCAGCTTTTGTTAGTTTTTTTGCGTGGCGGACTATAGGCACGATAATTGCTGCACCTTTCATCTGCTCAGATAGACCCTTAAAGTCTAGCCTCCAGCCTAATTGAATGACACCATAGCATCCATCTTTAGCCATCTGAGGGGATATAAACGGAAATGTCCAATTTTGAGCATCTTTCGTTAGCCGAACAAACTTGCGAAAATCTACTGTCCTGACATCTTCAGACAGCTTGTATGACGTGTTATCGTCAATTACGCCTATTTCCCTATCTTTGCACAAAGAACCCCACACAACATCTGGCTCACTCTCCCATTGCATAGTAGCCATATTGGCAATATTGAGCATACGCTCGTATTTTGAGTTACCAGGACTGAGCGTTTTTGTTTTCCCTGTTGCTGTTTGATAAGCAAGATTTATTGCTTCTTCTACTTTCATGAAACCACCTTTCGCGGTCATTCATGAAAAGTGCTTGGCAACGAATACACAAATAACCACAAGTTATTTTTATGTATCCAATCGCCAAGCACTTTGGTAGATCAGAATTACTTTTATTTTAGCATATGACTATCGAAAAGTAACTACTCTACTTTTTGGTTTTCGTGATTTTAGCAGTTGATTGAGCTGAATAGCTTTACCAGTAAATTGAGGTGTTCTAGAGGATTGATTACGCTTAAACGTATTCATGCTAATAGCTGTAGCATTGGCTGTTTTAAGTGTATCTGTAGAGGTCCTAGTGCCATCTCCACTTCCTCGCCCTCTGTATCCTCTGCGGCCACCTCTACTCCAGAAGCTATTTGTATCTACCGCACCAGCTTGTACGTGGGATTCGTTAGTACCTTGACCATCTGGGTACTTAAGAGCAAACGTTCCGTCTGGATTTTTGACTAATCCATACTTACCCAAACTCTGAATAGCTCTCAGAGCTTTTGGAGACAGATCTTCGCCTTGCATTTCCGCCAGAGAAGCCGAATTAGTAATATTGTAGACATTCAAATCCTGCAAATACTTAGCAACGGCAGGATCTCGCCAGTTTTTATTAGCCATTTGCATTTTTACGTATTGGCTTTGTTGCGGGCGGGTTCGCTGTGGGGCGTAACCTTGAGCCTCACGCACCCTGTTGTTGTAATCCTCTATTTGCTTATAGTGATCAGACAATTCAGGGTGAGCATCCAAGAATGCCCATTTCTGAGGGCTACTTGGCATATCGTGGTATGTTTTTAGAGTAGCTTGTAGTTCATCACTTACCTCTGGATAAGGTACTCGATTACTCTTTCCAGACTTGAAGTCTTGACGCTTAAAGTATGCACTTCTTTCTTTTTGAAAATCTTCTAGCCAAGGCGCGTCTTGTTTCAGTTTTCTCTGCTCGGCACCGTTCTTTGGTGAACCCTGTAAGTGATAGAAGTACTGCTGTTTGTCCACCGGAAGTTTGTATAGAGGGTCTAGTTCTTCGCCTGTTTGTGCTGAGCGCCACTTAGCCGCCTCACTTAGGGCTTTAATTATGTTTGGCTTATTTGCTAGAATTCGATTGTTCATTAAGACATCACCCTCTGTTTTGCCTTCTACGCTACCGTCTCCGTTATATTTCCTAGAGGTCAATGCTTGGTAAAGTTCTAAATCACTACCAGACAATTTGTTGTCTTTAGCAGCTTTTTCTAATGATTGATAGAAGTATGAGCTTTGACTTGTACCTTTTGGCGCGTAGAATCTTCCAACGACTGAATCTAGCATGCTTCTACCCTTTATTTCATCGTCAGAAGCTCCCGTAGCCTTCGCTATTGCAAAATCTGTACCATGTAGTAAGTTTTGACCACCGCCAGCTGTAGAGGTTCTGAAAACGTTATCGACTTGCTTAGGACTGAGCCCTGTTAGCTCTCCAAATTTTCGAGCTGTTAGGCTGGTGTTATTGTCCCATTGATCTTTTCCAGCAAGGTTTTTCATCCCTTCTGGTACGACTTCTTGACCAGTGTATAGGTTTTTGTTTGCCCAAGTCTCTATGGCTGGCTTTACGGCTTGCGGAACATACTGAGAAGCTGTGCGCCTTATTTCCAATGGATTGACGGTTGTAACTTGTTCTACGGCGTCTCCAGCGGCTTTGCCCATATCAAATTGTTGTCCCGTCATAGCACTTCTCACCATATTGTGAAGTTGTCTATGAAGTGGTGAGAATTGAGGTGGTACTGGAACCATAAACACCCCATCCCATCTGTTTTGTTCTTTGTTGTATTTTGCATTAGTACCAACAACGACTACGTTATTCTCCTTGACATAATCAGGTAGGTTTTCCATAACTTTTTTGCGGTCTTCATCGGCGTAGTTCCATGCCATAGCGGCTATAGTTGGGGCTACTATTCCAAGTGCGATTTTACCTGTATACCTTGCTGGGTTTTCCTTCATTCGACGTAGAGTAATTCTTTGACCTTGAATATTTGCGTTTGAGTAAGGTACGATTGCATTGATTGCTTTACCGTATGTTCCACTTCTTAAGAAGTTTGTAGAGTTCCATCTTGCTTGGTCGGCTGCGAATTTTATAGCCTCAGACTCACTCATACCTTTTCGTTTAGCATATTTTTTGTTTGAAACATACTGTAAGGCTCGTCCAAAGTCTTCACTGCGTCCGATAGTATTCTCTAGGGTTTTAAGAGGGCTTTTCGCATTATGTATTGAACGGGTAAGTATGTTTTTATGACTGCGTATTTCATTAAGGTTTAGGTCAGAAGCGTTACGGGTCAATTCATAGATGTTTCCCAAAACTCCTTCACGTTGCATTTCTGCATACAGATCGCCGTTATGGTGGAATGCTGCGCCTAAGGCACTCACAATAGATTTAGGGTTCATTGAATTAATTCCACCCTTTGAGTTAACAGTAGCACCTACAAAGTCTTTCACGACGTTTGCCATAGTAAATCCAGCATTAACTGTAGTTGCTCCCATTCTCAGTAAACGGGCAGGCGCTGCAAGGGCTCTTAATATAATCCCCATTTGTTCACGGTTCATATTTTTAGCAGCTCTAGCTACTTCAGGTGCAGCTAAGAATGTACGCTTTTTACCATTATCTAAGTAGCTGATAGTTGGTCGTCCATTCGCCTTCTCTCCATCCTTCAATTCTTTTAGCAGGAATGGGTTTTTTGGATCTTTTGCATAACTCGCCAGAAGTTCGGCTGTTTTGTTGCGTTCACCCTGCTGAATCATGTCCTGGGTCTTCATGACTAACGCATTTAATGGGCTGTCGATTGAGCGAGATGAGCCTTTAATGCGCTGGACAATATCCTGCTTACTTAAACTAGCCTCACCAGCACCCACTCCGTGCTTCATCTGGGTGTCTATTTCTTTGTCAGAGAATATACGGTCAAATGGCACATATTCAGGGTATTTCTTCCTTAAGTAGTTAGCGGTATCTTGGCTGATAAGTCCATAATCTACTGTCTGTTGTAAGACCTTATCTGAATACTCCCTCACCTGAGCAAATTCATTTTCAAAACGCTTATCTGCCTCTCGGATGAGTGCTTTGTCTTTTGCGAGGTCTCGCCCAGTTTGCACACCGTTTTTCTCTAATTCTAGAGCGTGTTTAGCGATCAATGCCTGGTCAAACATCTGCATTTCTTTTTTGTTTCTGAAACTATTGATTAGTTGATCAAACTTATTGTCTCGAATAAATGCTTCAGATAAACTGTCTGCTCTCAGGGTTCTATCCAGGGCATTTCTCATCTCTAGCTGGTCTGCTTCATTGGTAATTCTGTCCTCGATAGGCGCAAACCTGTCTACGAATTTCTCACGCATATCCGCCTTGAAGTCTTGCCAACGCTCCTTGAGAGTAGGTTGTTCACCTTTATGTGCCAATTCCTGCTGTTTGGTCATTTCTTTAGCATATTCAGATGGGTCTATGTCGGCAGCTTCGATGTTGTCAATATCGAGACTGTCTGGCGTGTCATTGGTTTGAGGCGATTCTATCTTGGCGCCAAGTGGCTCAAATGATTCTTGTGTTTGGTCTAGCCCCTCTTCGGCTCTTGGTGCAGCCTTATCAACCTCGTAGGTTCTTGTCGGGTGATTTGGACCGTCGAGGCGGGCGTCACTCTCACGTAGCACCCCCTTAATACCATATTTACCTCGCGTTATATCGTAGCTATCCATATGCTCGGCTGGTTTGATTTCCCAATCGTACTCTGGGTGGACTGCTTGTAGTTTCTTTAGCTCAATTTCAGCTGATCGTTCAGTGAATCCGTTGTAGCCCTTGCCCGTTTTTTCGACCTGAATTGGCTTCTCTAGTCCTTCTGCTAATCTCTGTGCTTCACGCTTGGCAATGGCAATGTCTGAATGTGTTGAGTATCGCTGTGATGGACTGCCATCAGCGTACTCTTCGACGATTACATACTTGCTGTGTGGTGTTTGCTCGATTCTATAGTGGTAATCTTCAGGAGCTGTACCGAAAAAGCCTGGCTTTGTTGGCCTGTAGACATTCTCGTCATTGACATTTTGGACTTCTTGTGCTATATTTTCACTAGAAAAGTCGCCCAGTCCCCGTTCGGCTTGTCCACGGGGCGCACCATTAAGGTCACCTGGGTGGCTTTTTTCTTGGCTTCGCACATTACCTTCATAAAGAGTATTGCGCCCTGTTGTATTATTCTTTGCAATATCTATTGTTGACACATAATCTTTACCCCTATATCGCACAGGAATTTCTCTGTAATCAAACCCATCAGGTGCTATTCCGTGATTCTTGGCGTCTTCAGCGCTATCAATAAGCTTGGATTTTGCAATAACCTCATCTATTTGAGGCGCCAAGCGCTGTTTAACTATAAAATTATCATTAATAGCACGAGCTCCTGTACTCGTGTATTTTCTATTGCCCGCTTTACTCAGCTCCACATCCATCCCGTCACTTGTTCGGTATGGATTGCCAGTTCGTGCCTTCTGTAGATCACCAAAAGCTGCCTGACTAAGGCGCTTTCTTGTATCTCCAGCTATACCACCTATAACTTCAGCGGCATTGTATTTCATTTGGTTTGGAGATAGTCGATTAATCCCGACACCATTCTCTCCATAAGGATTAATCTTATTCCTCACCACTCCCTTAACACTATTTACAGCATGACCAGCACCACTCATCATGCCGCCCCCAAGCGCACCAAGTGCCCCAGATTGTGCGTAATCTCCTAGTTTGGTGTTTACTTTACCGTCATCAGCTAAATCCTGTGCAAACGTCTGAGCGACCTCTTCTGCGCCTTCTTTGGCGGCATCCTTTAGTACACTTCCGCCAAGTCCTAGCGCTTTTTTAGCTATAGTTTGTTTAGCTGCTTGTCCCGCCAGCTGTTTGGCTCCTTGTCCAAACGCAGAGCGTATCAATGTGCCTGAACCACCGAATCCTAGTCCACCAACTGATATACCTGCGTCTAGACCTTTTCCTAGTCGCTGCCAGCCGTTTAACTGTTTAACTTTGCCGTTCTCGTCTGCTTCTATACCTGTAATCGTATTAGCTATTTTATTGGGCGCTTCTGCCAATCCTTGAACCATACCTCCAGGGATCTTGGCGGCAAATCGTGCATAATCTCCTGGATCGTTCCACTGAAAACCCTCCTGCTTGTCAGAAGAGTCGATCCACTTATTAAATTTTTCTACATTGTCTGTGATAGGTTTTTCTACTGTTTTCTTGAAGTTTTGCTGCTGTTTTGCACCAAATAGTCCATGTTCGCCAAATGGATTAGCGTAGTCAAAGAATGTTGGTTTCTTTGGCGCTTCATTAACTGTTTTTTGCGGGATAATCGGCTTGGTTTCTTGTTTGATTTGATTATCCTTAAACTCATTTGCCTTTGGCACTGTATCTATTTTAGGTGCTGTATCTGCTTTGAGCGTATCTGTAGGCTTCATGGCGGCAGGAGATGAACTATTTATCCAATTAGATGTATTGTTCCAGCGCGCATTAGTATTAGCCTGGTTATTAAACGTAACCTTCTGTTGAACTGGCTGAGGTTGCTGTTCTTGTTCCTTACGGCGTTTTTCCTCATCATTAATCCAGCCCTTTCCGCTAAAAAAGTTACCTATTCTTTGAAAAAAATCCATCTCCTGCTACTCCCTACATTAACTCTTGCTTTTTCTTTTTCTCTTCATCGCTTAAGATTGGACGCAAGTTTGGTGAAATCTCATCATTTACACCGCCAATCTCTGAATTATCCTTGACTGTAACGTCCTTAGGATCGTACGTTGCAAGGTCTGGAGCCTTCCATTCGACTTTTTGGATAGGAATACTGCGATCACGTCCTAATTCGTCAATCTCCGTGCCCAAACGGTTGATTTGGTCACGTGTACCCTGCTGGCTTGCAATAGCAGCCGCCATACTTGAGCCATTTGCTGTCTGTTTGCCCACGTTGGCGCTTCTGATGCGGTCTAATAGTTCAGCACGGGATTGTGCTACTTTTTGTTTCACACTGTTCACGCGGTTGTTATATTCGCCCTCAATGTCCCCCTGGTTCTTTTTGTAGGCGTTCTTAACCGCGAAGTAGTTAATGTCCATATCTCGGCGGTTCTTGGCGTATGCGTCCTGAGCCTCACCCTGCTGTTTTGAGGCAGCTTTAGCAATCTCGTACGGTGCGAGGATTTTAGCAAACGAACTGTCTCCTGCTCCACCAGCAGATAGAATGCCTTTAGCCGAGCGAACTTTACTTGCGGTGTCGCTTTCAATTTGGTCTCGGGTCTTTTTAATGTTGTCGATAGAGTCTTTGGTGTTCATGTTGTAACGACCAGTTGACTCATTAAAGCTGTTTTCGTTTTCTTGCCATGCACGGTCTCTAGCTTTTCCAGCATTAGCAATACCGACGGCTTCCTGTCCGCCTAGACGGTTGATAGCTGAGTTTGCTTGGTTAATCTCGTCATCGTATTTAGCGATAGCATCTGCTTTGTTACGAGCTTCCTGAGCAGCGTAGGGGTTGAAGCCTCCGCCACCGCCGCCGTAGTAGCCACCGCCACCAGATTCAGGGGTCTCATTTTGATGTTGTGAGTTTTGGTTAGCCCTCCAACTGTTATACGACTCTCTCCACCATGGGTTGACTGAACGATTGACTGTTGAAGCGGTGTAGCCGTTTGATGTTTGCTCTCTAATATCTGGTGATCTGAACCAACCTCGGTCTACTTTTTGACCCATTAAGAAATTGCCGTCAAGATTGCCATCATCACCAACCACGTTCAAAAGCGCCTTAGCCTCGGCGCGCTTGGCAGCTGATGGGTGGTTATTAGCGTGGTATTGCAAGTACTGACGGTATGTTGCATTTCCTTGCATAAAAAATCTCCTTATTTTGTTATAAGGAGAGAGACTTGATGGAATATATTATTTATTTGAGTTCACAGAAGTGTTGGACGACGACACCGTTCTTTACACCAATGCCTGTTTTCGTATACTTAGGGTTCTGTATGGCTTTACGGTGAGGCTCTGAATTCATCCAAGCAGTAAAGGACGCTTGGCTTGTGCTTTCGTTGTCTCCATCTTTGCCCCATGTGAGGTTCTCACCACTACGAGAACATCCAACGTCACGATACATTAACTGTGCCATTTCGGGGGATAACATACTATTTGTTCCAGGTATATTATGTTGCCTATACCCCTTAGCTACCATATCATCTGCCTTTAGTTGAGCACTCTTCTGTACGTTTTCGTCTACCACTAATGGTGCTACACCAATTCTTGCACGTTCTTGGTTTACTAGTTCTAGGATCTCCTGAGGGTCTGCTGGACCCATCTCGTATTTAGTAAATCCTTTATTATACGCCTGTCCTTCAGTCGACTTTGCCTCTAGGTAAGCAGCTTTAGCAGCTAAGCGGTTTTCTCTAATTTTCCATAGCACACCACTACCCACTACAAGCGCTAAAACAACAGTGATGACTATGACCTTTTTCATGCTTACACGTTAGCACAACAGAGGTAAAATGTCAAGATTTAGCCCCTCGCCACCTGTATGCTCGTCTAAACCCAGCATCCTCAGCTTCTTTGACAGTCTTTGCGAAAAACTCGCCTTTTTCTGGCTCAATATTCACCTTATCGTATTGCTGATCAAAAGGTAGATGATATATCTTTGAATCATCACGTCCTATATTACATTTAATACACGGATACGATTTATCAAATTCGTGGCTCTCTACCAGCTTCATTTTCATGACTTCGGCAAATTTACGCGCCGTATCAGATAGTTTTGTTGTTGTGTAAAATACAGGTATAACTCGTAAGCCTTTATTCTGCATTTTATACTCAAAAGTTGTGCCAAAATGCTGGAATATACGGTTTTCGAATACATTTTTATACTGTGACCAATATTTACACTGGACTACCTCGATAGTCTTTCCTTTTCGGCAAACCAAATCACGTCCTAAATCTTCTAGTCCTTTGTTGATACCAGAATATTCAACCGAATATCCTTTACTCTCGTATAGATAACCGACGTATCGTTCGTACATCCTGCCCAATTCTTTAGGCGAATGGCGACGCTTCCAATATCTATCTAAGGCTAGCTGATTTCGTTGTTGTGGACTTAGTTTATCGTACTCAGACTTTGCCAGTAACCGCGTTACAGGGTCTTGACGTTCTCGCTCGGTATACTTTACGTCGTACACCTCCTCTTCGCCGCCTTCAAGCTCACTTTGCCGTATATCAGCAAGCTCTGGAAATAGCTGCTCATAATACTCAATGATTGAGCGGGCTGTTTTAGCTTCAACCTCAGCGGTGCGGCGCATTTTAGTTTCTCGCCTTACAGTGTCGGCTGCTGATAGGGCAGGTCGTCTTTTACTCCGTAAATAGTTAGACAAACCCTCATCAACCAACTTATCCAGTTCAGCAATACTTTCGTGTAATGACTGAAAACCAGCAGCGCGCTCACCCAGTGATGTTTTAAGCGACTGCACATACCATAGAATCTCTTTTTCTCTCTGTGCAGCAGTCTTAACCTTATCCTCCATAGAAGCAATCTGTGTTTTATAGTCTGATTGCATATCTGATATCTTACGATTTAAGCTGTCTTCAGTTGCCGTTATACCAGATATAACACCGCCCACACACATAGAAAATGCCCCTATGAGTGTTAACGACAACTCTTGATGCATTTTATACCATTCAGATATGCCAGTATTAAATACTGAGTCAAAAAATGGAACAGCAAAGTACAATCCCGCAAACGTTACTGGAAAGATACATATTCCGCCGATAAAAACCGCTCCTATAAAAGCAAAGAAGTAGTTAGCTATTCTATCACCCAAGCTATAACTATCCATACTCAATAGTATACACTACCAAGTCTCTCTCCAAATTGTTAATCTTCGACCTCTCATTTATCGCGGAGAGGCAAAACGCGCCAGAAGGGGCGAGTTTCCCCGCCCCAAGAAGACTACTTAGCCTTCAGAACCTGAATAGCTGACTTCTTCTTCTCAAAGACGAATGCATCGTAAACGACACGACCGTTGACGTAGTAACCGCTGGCAGCTTCTTTGAACTTACCCTGGTTGTAGTCAGCCAGATGCTTTGGAGCTGCTGCTGCTTGTTCGTGCGTCAAGATCAAATCCACGTCTTTTGGTAGATAGATATCCGGCACTTCAATCACCAAACACTTGTCAATAGTTCCGTAGTTACCATCGCGGCGGCTCTTTGCAGTCACATCGCTTGCTGGAGTAAACTTGTCATCCAGCTTGATGCGTGCGTAGAACGTAGCTGAAGCAAATGCCACACGACCGTTAGCAGGCACTAGAGCATTAGTCTGAGCCGTCATCAAGCTAGTAAACGTTTCATATGCATTAGCGTTTGTCGTAGCTTTAACGGTAGCAGTACCAGCAGTAGCCAGAACGCTCAGATTGTGCTTGTCCAAGGTCGGATAGATAACATCCTCCATCTGTGTACGCATAATCTCACTTGCGTCCAGAGAGCCGTCTTTAGAGAAGTGTGCGTCCGCTGCGTCAATTGAGATAGCAAAGTATTCATCTTTTGTCGCAGTAACAACTTGCTCTTTGTTTTGAGCAGCCTGGTATTCATAACCAAAACCACCAACACCTTTAGCCCCGCCAGTAGGCTCTTTTCGAGAGGTGTAGTCACGCAGAGCTTGAGCGGTCGTTGAGTAGATCTTAAATGTTTTAGTTGTGCCACCGACTACCTCGTATTTACCTTTGAAGGCAGGTGCAGTCAGAGACTTTAATACATATCCCTTGTCAAGGATTTTTGAGTATGCTTGTGGTAGATTCACAGCCATTTTATGTTCTCCTTATTTAGTTAAAAAAGTTTTCTACAAATGTGTTTTCGTCATCATCGCTAGACGTTGACGTGCCGCCAGCATTCATCACTGCGGCAGATTGTTTTGTTTTTGATATTTTTTGGCTACCGATTTTAATACCCTCTGCGCGTACATCAGCTAAAGCAGACATAAACTCATACAACTTCATATCTGCTGACACTGGCGCACCCTCCTCATTCAGTTGTAGGTTGGCTGCTTGCATGTACAGCTGAGTGGCTTTGTCGGTAAAGTTTGCATCGTATTCTGGCGATTTCTCGTCGAATACAGGGTAGTCTTTGAGCAACTCGACCCTATCAAGTGCGATATTGTACTGAAGGTCAGCAATATCAGCTTGAACTTGATTGAGCTCAGCTTGGTGCTTGTCAATCTCTTGATTGTAGAGAAGTGACTGCACTGCGGCGTCTTGTGGGTCTAACCCCATAGCCTCTAGCTGCTCTGGTGTTACGCGATTTTCGTTGATCTGCTGCTGAAGCTTTGCAATACCCTCGTATTGAGCAACTTCTTGCTGCAGCTCGTTTCGGCGTGCTACCAATCCTCGAATTTCGTTATTCAGCTGAGCCGTACGCTCTTCTGCTTTCGGAAATTCTGGCTTCTCTTCAGACTTATCTTCAGATTTGTCCTCAGTTTCTTTTTCTTGGGTTTCGTCTGTTTTGGACTCGCCCTCCGACTGTTCGCTCTCTTCCCAGAAGCCATTTTGGAAATCAAGGTTGTCGGTTGAACTGTCTGATGCTGACGACACATCTGCCGCGTTCTGGCTTGTATTTACGTCTGTAGTGGTATTTTCCACGGTGTTTACTCCTTTTATTTAGTTATTTACGACCTTTTACATCGGTGCGCAGATGAGAGTTCAAGGAGATGAGCTCCAGGCTGATGGTGATAAAACTAACAAAAAACACCACCAGCCCGCAACCCACCTAAAACAACTTCTCTAGTCGATATGCTCCTTTCTCACCAAATAAATACACTCCGAGCGGAAGAATTGCGGTCAAGCTTGGATCGTCCACACAAATTAAAACCCTGCCCTCTTGCTTGAATTCATGACTCTTTAAAAGAGATTCAGTCTCAAGCGGCTGCTCTAATTTGTCTCTCACGTCTTTCTTATCCATTTGTTTTCTCCACCTGCTCCTGAATCCATGCCTTTAGCTCCGTCAGGTCGTTGACACGCCATCTTGCAGCAAGTAATTGAACTTTTAACGACTCTTCTGAAGTCTCAGGATTCATAGTCAGTTGATTGATGTTTTGCGCTAACTGGATTTTTTCGTCCATACCCTTTAGGAGAACCTGAAGTACATCAATCTCTTTCTGAGCGGCTACTCGCTCCTTCTTTTCCTTTTTTTCACGTTCCTCTGGAATACCCCAAGAAAGCCCGGCGTTTGGGATTAAATCGTTATTCATATTGCTCCTCACTATCGGCTATGCCGTTATTGTTTTGATCAGGGTCTATAATCAACTCTTCAGGGTCATCTACACCTGACTTGGTGATCATTCGCTTTAATAACTGATCTTTGCGGATATATTGACCTAATTCGGGGTCAGACTGAGTTAGTTCTAGTATTCCCTTTAGGTTTTCCATCGATTGTTCGTCATCTTTTAGTTTTGAAGTAGATGCATTAACCTTGAACTTAAAGCCTTTTATTTCTTGGCTGTAATCAACGGTAGCTGTAGTTGCATTAAAATTAGGATCTTCAACTTTTCGGCGCTTGATATATTCCTGAGTGAGCTCAATTGTCTTCGTACCTTCAGACAGGGCAAAATGGATATTAAGCATCGTTTCGCAGACATCACCAAACCAGTCTTCGAACTGTTTGCGAAGATAATTATCACTAATACTTGTGCGTTCCTGCTGAGCTTTAACGCCACTGTCTGTTCGAGAAAAGCCAGGATTGCCGACTTCAGCAGATATACTGGTATCATTAGCATTGTTTATATTTAAGATCTGGCTCTTGATTAGCCCATAGTTATTCGAGAAGTTATTTAATGCGTGCGTAGAAATATTAACTGGTGAAATACTTGCGTTAGGATCTGTCCCTAAATCCCAAATAGCGTTTAATTTATATCTGATCGTTGAAGTATCAAATGAGCCTCGCTTCATGAGTGGTGGATTTAATCCTAGAGCTTCTGCATACTGGTACATTTGTATCTCTGAATCGAGCATGTTTTGAAGACCTGCCACAAGCTCCACTGCACCACGTCCAATCGGACTGGACATGTCCATGTCGTGATACAGGAAATGAATTGGAATAATGCCTCTCGGATCAGGATTGACAGTTGAGTAAACAACCTCTTTGTTGTCTGGACTATAGCCGTAGAATAACGCGTCCTTCCCCTTCTGAAAGGCAAAGATAATTTCAATACCACCCATTTCAAGCCCTAAAGCACGTTCAGCGGGAGTTTTGCTTTCATTATCTTTCTCTTTAGCTTGTAGGTTGACCAGCTTATCTAGACGCCAGCCACTCTTTATTCCCTGTTTGTTTAATTGTTTTTCGCGGTAAATTAGGTATTTAATGTCATTTGGTTGATACCACGCCCGTAAGAAAATAACATTACAGTCTTTGTCGTAGACTTTGCCAGATTCTAAGATAACGTCTTTAATGTATGGTAATTTAAAGTCTGCGCCATAATAATCTCCATGCTGCGAATAAAATATATAGGCAGGTTGCGATCCATACGTCATCCCTTTGCCCATGGCGCCCCAGGATTTCTGTAAAACACTACCAGTTGTGTTTGCGTTTGGAATAATGTCTTCTGTAAGAACTAAGTTAGCAATACCGGCCAAATCTTTATCTTTATCTAAACTCGTCACCAGACCTGTTGGGATTTGCTGGATTGTACTTTTAGGTCGTGACTGAACATAACTAGCAGTTGTACCATCTGTCATGTCTGGGAAACCCGATGGTAAATTATTTTTAGGCTTATTAAGAGCAATACGCTCGTATTCATCAACATTCGCTAATGCTGAAGCGTATTTTTTCTTACTATCCTCATATGCGTCGCCGATATTATTTTCATCGACATAAGAAAAAGCCACTGATTACTCCCAACGTAAAAATTACTGTTATGTAATCATCACGCTGGGCTTTCCCAGTAGCTTGTTACGCGTTTATAATATCATATTTATTTTTTAGTGTCTACAACCTTGAACTTTTATCAAGAATAGTTTTCTTTACCATTTGCGGCAGTCCTGTGTTTTTATCAATTCTAACGTTCAATGATATATCTAGACACTCACCATTTTCTGCCTGTTTTATGAGATCGTCAAATTCCTGTCGTACTTCATCAAAGCTACTAACTTTCACAGGAATCGTAAATGAACGGATGCTTTGAGCAGTCATATAATCCCTTATCTTCCTGGTCTCTTCCACCTCTACGCCATCTGCAACGTACTTGTTTTTAACCTCACCAAATCTTAACTCCATAATTGTGCTAGATCTCCTGATGTTTGAGTTGTTGGTGTTTGCTCATATTTTGGCTTTAAAACACTCGATAATTTATATCTTGCGGCGTCTAGTGCGTGGTCAAAACCACCTTCTGGAACGTTTATAATTTTGCCGTCTTTGTCTGTTTGCCACAAATAACTTCGGTATTCTTTAATCAAATTAATACTGCTTTTAGTGACGGATATGCTCTGTTCTTGAACATAATTTATGGATTGTAAGATAGATCCAGGACCCTTCTTTGCCGGTGCGACTGACAAACCGTAAAGCCGTAATTCATCAATAGATTTAGGCTCAGCAGAGTCAGCAACAATAATCCCAAAAATCTGATTGTTCATAAACGTTGCTATTTGCTGATTGCTCATGCCTTTTCGATAGAGAACTTCATCCAAAATATAACCTCCGTTATAATAATAAACCCCCACTATCGCTGTTGGGTCGTTAGAATAACCAAAATCTAATCCATAGCCCTCTAGCCTTGCTTCATGCGGAACCTCATCAATGATCTTCCAACCCTTATAGATTTTTCCCTCAACTTCACCAAGCTCTCCTTTACCATAGACTTTCCACCACTGTTTATTTCCTTTTCGAGCCTCTATGGTTTGAACGATACTTTCCGGCAGTCCTTCGTTGTCTTTATAGGTCAAAGTGATAAAATCTACGTCGTCTCGCTTTTCCAGAACTTCAGTGTAGAACCAGAACTCGTAGGTTGGGTTCCAGTCTAACCAAACCTCAAGATTGGTTCGGACCTCTAGCTGATCATACGCCTCGTACGCTACGTTATTACACTCATTGATAAATAGCCTATCTCGACGCGGACCCCTAACTTTAACTGGCTGGTCGGCACTAAAGAACTCTATCTTTGAACCTGTTTCAAATGTATAGATAGAGTCTGTAGCGTTCCAGGCTGATTCCTTCCAATAGCCATGTTCCTGCATAATATTCTTAAAATCACGCATAGCACCTTTTTTAAGATGTGGGAATGACTCAGACACAACACTTGTTAGGGTTGGTCTCTTATCTTTCTGAGCTTTGCTAATGAGTATTTGAAGGATAGAGATAGTCTTACCAGCTGATGTTCCACCACAAACGCCACGGATACGCTTGCTCATTTTTGCTAATCTTTTTGTTGAACTGGTCAAGACGAACATATTATTGTTCGCCCTCCACCAAATCACCAAGGATTGGCTTAGGAAGTTTGACGTGAACTTCCTTCTTTTCGGTTATTCGCTGTTTGAGTTTATTATATTCACGAATCGCTGCCATTTTATTTGAAAAATCAGCATCTTGAGTGATCAGCTTCTCTATTTGCTTATCAACGAATTGATCATTCAAACCGCCAGCTTCAAATAATTCATCTATCCTGTTTAAAATGTTGGGATTTGTCAATAATTCTGAAGCTCTTGAACGTGCAACATTATACCAATTTGGCTTTGATTGATCAGGGCTATAAGCTTCTATATAACTTTGAACACCGTTGCCAAAAAACTCTCTATCGCTCGCATAGAGTTGACAGAATCTTTCTTGCCTTGGATTTAGTTTTCTCGGCTTTTTATCCATATCCACCTCATTTTCAAAATACATAAGAACGTTTAACTTCAGAGTTGCGTTCTCTCAACTCACACTATTTGTATTTATTATATCATATGTAGAATTTCACTACAATTTTAAAGATTCTTTAAAAAACGTATTGACATTGTAAATACCTTTTGCTATACTGAGGACAGTTAGATAAGAAGCGGCGCAAAAATAACTAAGGCGCGACAGCACAGCCTCTAGCTACAACGGTTCAACTAAATAAAGGGAGTAAAGAAAATGACAAACTTAAAAAATTTAAGCACGCAAAAATTAGTAAACATTATCCATAACGTGGCTGGCATGGCGCTGGTTGGTTGTGAATATGACGACACTGATAAACTCTGTGATGCTGCACATGACGAACTTAATCGCCGTTTCGAGGAGCGCGGCGAGTTCGTTCGCTTATCAAATAAAGTTAAGAGCATGTGCGGACCTGCTTATATCTGTGGCAAGGTAGTCGACGGAATCACGATCAGCACTCACTACGAGCACGACGCCGCTAAAGCTAAAAGCTACCGCCGTGTTAAGTAGAATTTAACAGTTTCGCCAGTGGCTTCGTAACTGGCAGATGGTATAATTTTTATATGAGTAAAGCACTAAAAACAGAGTATATACAAGTTAAGGTTTCCCCAGAAGATAAAGTTAAATTACAAAAACTTGCAGACGAGCATGGATTGACCGTTAGTGCTTATCTTCGCATGGTTATTGTTAAAGAATTTAAGAAGTTAAACTTGAAATAACGGTTTAGTTAGGCTATTATTAAATAGCTCCAACCTGAACCGTTGTAGCATAAGAGGACCACTTTAACTGGTCCTCTTATTTTTTAGAATCTCTTTTAAAATACTAGTGCGTCAAAGTCTGCTGCGCCACCATCGGAAAAAGTGCCTGCTCAAAATCATCTAGGGTTTGGTGTATTTCTATGTATGGGTTCATTATTTATTCTTCCTTTTACCATCATCATCTATTGTCCTTGGATGATACATATTGCTCGTTCCTGTATCTACAGTAAGCAACTCATCCAGCTCCTTGTTATACTCTTTAAGACTTTGTTTATAGCTATAAACGATTTGGTTTATGATTTCATACCCTTTTTCGATTACTTCAGGCTCTGTATTGCTTATGTTATCTCTTATAAGAACATCGTAATTATCATTCCGTTTAAGCCTCTCGAAATACAATATTCTTTTTTTCCGCATGGTCAATTGACCTTACTAAGCACTTAGTTCGTTCTTTCTTGTTCATTTCTTCCTCAAAAGTTCATAATTTTCATGAATATTTCCAACAACCTCCATAGTAACATTACCGTGTTCACTAAACGCAAGTGTCGGATAATCTTGAGACCCGTTATAGAAGCCTGACACATTAAAACAAGCAGTTTTATTATCGTAATAAACCTTACCTATGCCGTTTGAATGTTTAACGATATCACCCTCATAAATCTTTGTACCGTTTTTGCCTTTTAAGCCAGTATATTGCTCAATCACAAACCTTTCGCTGTCGCACTCGCCTGACAGCAATGCGCTCCACGGATTTTCGCCTTTTTTTGATATGAACAATGTTCCGTCGTTTTTGATATGGAGAATATCGGTGTGCAGATATTCTTGTTGCTCGTTATCCCAAACTCTAAAATTAATATTACGCATTTCTCAAAAATCCATAATGATTACTTGGTATTTCATTACCACCAGCTAGAATGAGCAGGTGAACAACATCTTTCAATTCTCGATTGTCGTGAGCGCTACGAATATATATCATTGGATTATCATAATGATGGTCGTTCTCCTTAATATGTTGTTTGGCGGCTTTGCCAGTAAAGTACATAACTGCGCCATAGTCTTTGCCAGCTTTATTATTATCTAGAATCGTCCACATCGGCATATCAGTGGAGCGATTGTCTTGATTGACCAACTCGTCGCTTAAGGCTTTAATACGCCGTAATAAGGCTTATTCAGCTGGATTATCTGCTATGATTTTCATTTATTATTCTCCTTACACTTCACAATATTTGGATATATGCTTAAGAGCGGTACACGCCAACCGTATATATTGCACATATAAGTTTTACCCTTCTGTAGCTGACTATAAATATCTGCCGAATCGAATTTCATACGTAGCAGATTATCAGTATTTTCATAGACACCATCTTCTGCGAATATTAGATATTTACTACTTCTGCCATTTGAGCTTACAATACGTTCCATCTTTTTGATAGTGATTTCACTATTTCGCTGAGTACCATATGCGTATAGAAATGGTGATGATAGGAATACCAGAACTACTAAAACGAATATCACTGTGAGTATTCGGTCTATAATTGTTGACAAATTAATTGATAGTTTGGTGTTTTTCATTCGAATTTCCTTTCTTTTTTTTAGGTTGCTCTATCTTCTCCAGTGTTTTAAGTCTCCTATTTCACGCTTATCTAATGGAGTGAGGGCAAGGCGATGGATAAGTTGATAGAGACTTAAGTGTGTAGGATTTTTATGATTTAAATTGTCATAGCGTGTGTCCGCTTGGAGCGGCTGATAAAGATTAATACTAGCAATTGGGCGGTCATTATCTTCGATATATAAGTCGAATGCGCCTCTCCTATATATAAGTCCCAACCTCTTCACTTCATCTATAAACTCTTCTATTGTAATGTAATTAGTCATTGCTGTTCCTTTCTTTACCAGCCTCTATCTTAGCTTGCATAGAATAGAATGTACATAAGCTAAGAAAGTATAGGATAAAATAACACAATTCTCCTAGATACTGGTTAGATAATGCACAATCAATAATTAAATACATGTTCGACCCTATCCAAATTAGATTTAGAACCATAAGGATTTTCAATTTAGTACTATATTTCATACTTCCCTCCCATTCTTATAACATTTCAAGTAGCCAATCTCGCCACCAATTGATTTACAACGAGCCCGAGCTTCTATGACTTGACGCTCAGCGTTGTCTAGGGTTGTGATAAACCAGAACATGAATATTGCTACAAAAACTACTCCTGCTATTGAGCAAATTATGCTCCATGCTTCTGCTTTCGATAATTTATAATCCATTATTCTCAATCCTGTTATTTTCGTTGACTGTTGTTTAAGTTTTGTTTACTGTTTCGTAGAATTTTACTAGCATAAACTGGTTCTCTATCTTCAATTACAGTCAATATGAGTTCCATACCGTTATACATACCTTTCATGTATTCGTCAGTAAGAACACTGGCTTGTATTTCTAGTAGTTCGTAACACTCATCAATCCTTTTATTAATAGTTGTTATGTAGCGATCTTTATCTTCCATTGACATCTCCTTCCTTATGTCCACGAAATTAGTGGTTTAGTTGATATTGTTATTTCATTCTCACAATCAGATTAGCTACATTGCCGAGTCTGGTTTTGTGCATATCGTCTATAGCGATTACTTTATGAGTGCTGCACAATTCTTGATATTGGCTTTTAGAATATGTTCGCCATACGTATCTCTCAAGCTGTAGTCGTTCAACCCATTGTTGTGCATACTCTTGACCACCAGCGCTCCAGACAACCACCTTTACGTTTTTGAATATACGGGAACAAAGAATAAGAAACTCTACTACCTGAGTATTGGCTGCATCGAATGGGTAAACCTGGCCATGTACTCGTCGTTCTTGCACAACATTTTCATTGATATTACTGATTAGAGTTCCATCAACGTCAAAGGCTATAATAAAGTTCTCCATTTTGTCACCTGTTGGTAAGCTGTCCATAATCTTCCTTATCTACACGAAACCGTGTATTTTGGTTTACTTTCAATTTTCAAATTAAAGTAAAATGGTGGTTTAGTTTAATTTCAACCGCATAACTGGTTGGCTATATAAGGTGATGATTTGCCGAGTTTTAATTTCCTCGAATGTGAGGGAATTAGGTTTCGTAAAGTCACATCACAATTTCCGAGCAGCTGCACTATTTTTCATACGGCGCTTTTGATTTCTTGGGGGCAATACACAACCCTTCATCTGCTGCTTATGAGCGTCTATCTCTTCCGCCACTTATATAACCAGTTGATAGCACGAGGTGGGGATTTGCACCTAACGAGCTTGTACTTTGCTCGCCCACAACGTTCGGCATTACTACGGCGTTCCCTCCGTAATTCCTGTTATTACAACCCAGTACCCAGGGGGCATATGACAGTACTTAGCTGGCATTGTTCCCAAACTCCTACAGTCTGATTCCAAAATTAGCATTACCTATTTTGCTTACTCATGCTACCAGTTGAACAGACGATACACGTTGCACTGCGTCAAAAACATAAAAAACCGACTCACAACGTTTCACATTAGTTCTCTGTTTACACGCAGGGTGGTATGGCGTGCCAGAGTAAAGATTGTGCATATCATCTGTCCAGTTATGCGGTTGATGTTAATGTTCTTCTCAATCGGATACAAACCGTACCCGATTATATAATTATTAATTATCGAGGAAAATTGACTTTACCAAGTCATCGTCTTCGTCAACCATAGAGCTAAATACTTGTTTAGCTATAATATTTTCAAGATTGCGCAAAGTTCTAATTAATGCACGCACCCCAGAGATATTGACACATATACCATTAGAAAATTTCGTACTAACTTCATAGCCAATATCAGTCTCATGTACTGTAATTGTAATTTTCCCAATTTCTTTTTTATTGCTCATAATCTTTTCTTACGTCCTTTCTTTTGCCGAGCTTTAATCATCTCTCGTGTGAGCTTTTTCTTAGTGTACGGCTTCTTTATCGACGGATACTCTCTTGGTATACCATCGCAATATGTGCCTTGACAATATTCACTACTTATCGTCTTAGTTGGCTTTCCGCAAATTTGACATGCTGGGTACATAATCTAACCTATAGCCTCTAAATCTTTAATAGCCTTCTTAGCATCAGCCTTTTTTATACTTTTTGCCGTCTATTTCGATGATGGCTCTTAGGCTGTTTGGGTCAAATACCTGGTAGTCTAGTTTTTTCAATTCAGCCACTGTGTACCAGTCACCAGTTGCATCTTCACTCCCTCCGTAGTTTAATAGATAACAGCCGTCCAATGCTGCTAAAATCTTTCTGGTGTCACCATGACTATCGCGAATCATGTCGCCTCTGCAGAGGTTATCCAGTGTCTTTTCTGCTGGTTCAAGCATTTCATCTGACCACCAAAAGCCATAGTTTTCAAGTCGATAAGCACTTATATCTACACCGCTAATCGTAAATGTCTTACCACTTAAGCCTAAGGCTGCCATATCGGCGTTGTAATAAATGCGACCGTATTGCCTGCCTTTGACAAGGTTCTTGCGAACTCTAACTTTATCACCTACTTTGAATTTATTTGCTGACATTATATTTCCTCCTCAATTCCAAAATAGATCTTCCAATCTCGCTTGTTTTCTTTGATAGATTTTTCAGCGTCTTCTTTGGTCTTATAGTGAACACGCTCGCCATAAGAACAGCAGGCTGTTGAACAAATATCTAGCTTATTATCCCTAAAGTCATAATATACAACATAGCCACTGTTGTTATTCTCAAAATCTGGTTCAAATGTTGATGTTCGGCGTAGTCTAACTTCAGCTACTTGACGCTCGTAGGCTCTTTCACATTCTTCTTGAGTGTGATAGGTTCTACCCAACTTATAGCTTGCAGTATCTGCTAGTTTGTTAGTCCAGAAGTAATCGGTTACTTCTCCGTCGGAGAAATAAACCCAGTACTTGTCGCCAAAATTAGGCTTCCAATGAATACTATCTGTCGGCTCTGAGATTTCCTCAAACCACTCTGTGAGGATTTCTGGAAACTTATCAAGAGTAGTCTTGTGATACATCATCAGCTGTACCCCAGTATATGTAATCTCTGGATTATCTGGTGTACCAGCAATAAGGCTCCCTTGCCCAGAGATGTAGGCTAATTGTCCAGCTTTGAACGTCGGTAAGTCTTTTAGAAGTTTATAGCGTTTCATCATATATCTCCGTTTTAGGTTTCCTAAAATAACAACCAGAGTCGTCTGAGAATCTTATGGTATATTGTATAAATTCTCGTCTATCTTCATCTCTATAAACACAATGGTAAACATTTACAACATACGGTCGTTCGGTTTTTTCTGCTGGTACTTTAATCTCGTTTGTTATGTCCACAGAGATTATTCCTCCTCATACTCCTCCACAGAAAGAGTGATTATCTTATAACCTTTTTCTTCTAACTGTTTTTGGACACCTTTCCAGACTTCCGCCATCGTATTTTCTTTTTTAGTGCTTGTAGAAACATATTCAAATGATTTATCATTCTTATAATCAACTGTCACGATTAGTTTCATAACTTGTCCTTCCAATATTTAATTAAAATTTCCAATTCTCCGTCGGTCCATTTGTACGGCTTCTTCATACTTTCTAATAAATCAACGATATCTTCGCCGTAAGTCTTCAACATGAATCTCGTGTATCCAACCATATTTCCTTCATCGAATCGATTACAAGCTCGGCATTGAGCGTGAACATTTCGCTCATCGTATCTAAGAGACATCCATCGTCTATTGATGAAATGTCCAGCGTCAGCCTGCTCAAAAGGCTTTCTTTGACCACATGAGCAGCAGATAAAGAACCCGTCCTCAGAATCTCTCAAACGGATATACTTCGAGAAAACTCTATCAGCTTTCTTTATAAGTTTTCGACTTGCCACGCCCAATTTGCCTTATTATTAAATTATTTTTTGTAAACACCCACTTAAATTTCTTCATAAAATTGATATCTGGGTTTGTTATTTTTAAGACAAACCCATTATCAGTTTCTAACAAGTAGGTTTTCTTTCGTCTTGTCATCTAGCCTCCTAAAAAGGGATTTCGCTCAGGTCAACCTCTTCTGGGATATCCTCAACAACTTCGTCAGTTTTCTTTTTTAGCTTTGGCTCGTATGACCAAATATTACGCTCATATCGATGTTTCTCGTCACCGTTATTATCTGTATAAGTTTCCTCAGTTTTCTCGACTGTATACCAGCAAGATTTACCTGGTAACTTCTGAACAAGCTGAGACATTTCATACAGACTTTTCATATTCTTGAAAAAGTTGCGATCTTTCTGCTTCTGGTCATCATCTTTGGCGTTGTGCACAAAAATCTTGCGGATTTTATCAACTGAAAAAGGTGTTGCTGCACCAGTGAACCACAATCGTGACTCACCCTGCTCGCCGTTCGCACCTTCGACCTTCACACTCAGAAACACTTTACCATTCGGATTTTTCTCAAAACCTGCCTCAGTGATTGTTACGGCATGAACGCCTTCAGTAAAATATGTCGACTCTTTCAAATCTTCCTCGCTTAATGTTATATTCTTCAATTCTTCGTCCGTCATAACCCTTATCCTTTCCTTAGAACATTAATTTTTGGACTTCTTTTTCAACCAGCTCAAGAGTAGCGCTTTGCACTCTACCTGTCATTTCGATTGCTTCTTGATAATCTTCCCGCTTTAACTCAAAAATCTGTAATCCTAGTTCTGGATTTGTGAATACGTCCGAATAAATGCAGAAATAAAGTGTCCGCAGGTTTTCATTCACCAAAAAATACTGAATAATCTGAGCTTCGTAATCAAGTGGTGGACGCTTTTCATAAAAAGCCCTTACGACTTTCCAACTATCCAAGCATTTGATCTCAACCGCCTCAAAAACGTCACCTGTCTCATCGACGATTTCGCCATCAGGCGAGCAGATCATATATTCATTCACATCAGATTGCCAAACTCGACCAGGAATAATCTGCTTGCCGAGTTTTTCAGAAATCAGCTCTCTAGCTTCATCTTCTAGGATTTGACCTCTCAGCATAGCTGAATAAGTAGCTCCTTCAGGCATTCTGTCTACGTAATCATTTGGGTTGATTGGCTTGGCTATTCGTTGAACAATCAATTTATAAATGGAGTCATTAAGCTGAACATTAGCATAAAGCTCATTTAATTCATCTTCTGTCATCATCGCTCGTATATTATCCATTGTCAGATTTTTCGGGAACTCATAACCTTTACTCTTAGCGAATTCGACAAGCTCGGCTTTTGGTATATAGCGAACGGACGAATACTCTTTAGCAGATGATCCCGAAATCCTACCTTCGTGAAAATCGAGCCATTCTTGAGTTCTTTGTTCAAGGTCTAGGATTTTCATTTATCGCCTCCTAGTTTTACCTTTACCTCGTCCTTAACGCCGACAAGTTCACGTGATAGCTTTGGATTGGCTCTGAGAATCTCAATATATTTCTCTTTCAATTCACCTAGAGTCTTACAGGATCGTAAGGCTGTTTCAGCAGATTTTAGGTCGGCAGACTCTTTATCAGTCCTTTCTTTAAGCTTGCGTTCAAGATTACCATCATCGTCAGTATCGACAAGTAAATCAAGCATTGCTATATATGAATACCGCTTCATGTAAGTAATACCTGAGCCTTGCGTCTGAGGATTATTAGGCGCACTTTCAACTGGTGCAATATCTTCAAGCATCTCGCCACTTTCAAGATGAATAAGCTTTGTCCTAATAGCCGTTTTAGTATCAATGTGGCTGATCGTCTGTTTAACCATTAAGCCACATCTCTCTAAATCTTCTCGCGTCTCGCTAACTACAACATTGTAGTCTGCGTACTTGCTTTTGAAATATGGGTTTTCTTTTGAGGCTTTCACCAGTGGTGTTATTTTGCGAAACTCTTGTAAGGCTTTGTATAATTCACTCATCTACGCCTCCTTCTTACTTAAGTTGATGTTACTGATCGCTGCCATACTAGAAACTCTTTTCTTCGCGAATCTCCACGCCTGAGATTTCACGTAGACCGTTGGCGATGGCTTCGCGGATTAGTTTGTCGCTTGGCTCGCAGAGATAGCGCGGCACTAGTTCAGGATTGACAACCGTAAACACCGTTTTGGTCTTGATGCCAGACTTGACAGTTGGCTGCTGTGCTTTAGCAGCTTTAGCTGCCTCAGCTTCGGCGATCTCTTGTTCGCGTTTGCGTTGTGCGGCTAATTTCGCAGCTTCGGCTTCGTCACGTTCAGCTGTCGTCAATTCGTCTTTACGCGTCAGCAGCTCGTTAATAGCTTTAGTAAATGATAGCTTGATTTCAGCGTGGTTTTGGTCGGCTTCAGGTAGCTCGGCAAAGATTTGCTTCAGTTCAGCGCCTTTTTCATCACAAGCCTTTTGACTACGCAATGATTTAGCATTGGCGTCAAACTTTGCACAGATACCGTCAACGCGTGCCGCTTCTTCTCGTGCTAGTCGCTCCTGCTCTTCCTGGTAAGCGAGGATTTTCTGGCTAATATTCTCTAACGCTTCTTCGGCTGGTGCGAGAACATCCTTTTCAGCGTCGATAAATTGCGATTTGACGCTGTCAAAGTTGCGAGTGATCGCCAACCGTGCGTTTTTGACTTCAGTGCGGTGCGAGGTGATCAGCTTGCGGATAGCAACTGCTTCTTTGGCGGTTGCGTCGTCGGTTACTTCTTTAGCTTTGGCTTGTTCCAAAAGCTCTTGTGATTTCACCTTGAACGGTGATATTGTTGCGACTTGTGAGTCGACGTATTCTTGTAGTTGTGACATATTTTCTCTTACTCTTTCTATAAAAATCTTAAATATCTTTTATTCGTATAAACTGACCAAGCTCTGTAACCTTGCGATTTCCACACATGATAAGCACAGTCGATGTTTATTTCTGGGTTGTGCGAATCACAGGCTTCTCGTCCAGGCAAGATCCTCACCTGGAATAAAGAAACCGAATAGCCATATTCTCTTCCGTTTTGTGTAAAGGTCAGGCTTGTGTCGCCTGTAGCATTTTCATTACACGAACTCTCAGACTGCATAATGGCTTTCATGATTCGCACGTCCCAATCGTATTTCTCAAGTAAAGGTTGAAACCTTTCGCAGCCACCTGCACTCGCTGCCTCCACAGCAGGTTTTTGAGGTGCAGGCGAGGCTTCAACCTTTGCGGCAGTTTGCTCTAGCGACGGTTGCCGCTTTCCCGTCGCTACTGTTTTGACACTTCAACTTTCACACTTTTAACGATTGTCGCCGCTTCAGTTTTGACTTGTTCAGTCTGACGCTTTTGGTATTGCATACCGCCGATAAAAGCGACGATTGCAGTAATTAAAATCGTAATGATGATAGTTTTGATAGTTTCAATATTAAGTTTTTTCATTGTTTTCTCCTTTTTTATCTTATTTAAGCCAAGCATAATTCGCGCAGCTCTTCTCTGGCGTAGAAATCTACTACCTCATCCTCGATTCCATGACAATCAGGATTTGGACAATAGAATTCAGTCTCGCCATGACAGCCGCACCATTCGGCTTCTCTACCAAAACAGCAAGGCTGAATTACTTCTAGGTTGTCGTGGTTGCAATACCACTCTCTATTAAAGAAATCAAAACGATAACTCGCTCTGATTTGCTTTACTTTAATTTTCATATTTACTCACAATCTGCCATTTGATATAATGGCTTTGGTGACCGCTCTTTTGAGCGGTTTTTTGCTTTACTGCCCACTTTAAGGCGTGGGAGACCTGTAGTGAACAGCGCTGCGTTCGAATAAAAAAATCAAGGGGATTTTTGAAACGACAAATTCGAACACCAGCTAATTAAGTAAGTACTAGCGATATAAAAACCGCTCAGCGCTGTTCACCTATAAACCAAATTATTAAAATACTAACTTTTATTCGTATTATGCCTGGATTGTAAATAATCTGTCGCGCTAATCCTTATTTCGCCGTACATTCACTTTTAATGCCGCTTACATAATCGTAATAGCACAGTTTGTTAATTCTGCACGAGGTTATCAAATATGCGCTATGATAACCTCGTGGAAATTAAAAAACACCACATCTGTGGTGTAGATAAAAAAAGAACCGCCATAAAGGCGGGTAGTTTACAAAACCGTCGCTCTGACCAACTGAGCTAAAGCGGCATACAGCTATGCTTTAATCAAATGAGCAACAACTCTATGTAATTTTAGCAAATTATAATAAACTGGTCAACGGCATAATACTTATTA